TTCTCTCAGCAGCCTCAATCTCTTTAGGGTCAATAGTCTCGTTATCTTTGGTTGTGAAGTGCCAAGCCTTCCACTCGTCATCATCTCCTTCTAAGCCTAACTTAAAGACATCGTAGAACCAGTTACGGCCTGACGGTGTTGAGATGAATAAAGCTCTACCCTTCTTGTCTGACAAGGAAGCTCGGATGATCTTCTGCCATACGTCTTCCTTGATAAAGGCACATTCGTCTAGAACCACGTAGGTAAGAGACACACCACGTAGAGAATCAGGGTTGTCAGCACCACGAACCAGTATCTTCCTACCGTTGACGAGAAGGATCTCGAGGTTATTGATGTGTGATGACTTAATGACTGGTCGTCCAAGTTCATGTAACAAGTCCCAGATAATTGTTCTAGCTTGTCCAAGGGTAGGAGCTATGTACATCACAGCTGACCCTTCAGGACAGTTTAAACCTTCTATAAGTAGGCTTACAGCAGATAGTCTGGACTTACCACACCGTCGACCTGCTGCTACGACCTTGAAGCGAGTAGTGTTCTTGAAGACCTCTTGTTGCCACTTTAATAGCTGAAAGTTAAGTTCAGCCATTGTCGTCACCTTCGTAATCTTTTACCTTGACATCCGTTATGTCCTCTACATCTACCGATTCAGCCAAGTCGACTGTAGGCCCTTGGAGTCCAGATATGTTAATGCTAATCTGAGGAGCAGACCCTGAGTTCTTAGCTGCCTCAAACATGGATACAGGCAGGATACGGTCTACTGCAAGCTTCATGGCAGCCATTTGACCGGGATGTCCGTCAGACATGGCTATCTCCACCATCTTGTCTAAGATCCTTGTTCCACCCGTGGCTAGGAGTCTTTCCTTAAATTCTTGGAGTCTACCAGCATCACCCACTGGTCGCCCTAACTTACCTTTGGTTCTGTTTTTTACAGCTTGTAGGTCAGATTTTGGTGGCCTACCTCTTCCCCTTTTTTTCGGGGTAACAATCTCAGACATAGTGTTTTATCCCTTTCACTGGAACACTCTTAATAAAGACACCCCATAAAGGGTAGACAATCCAAAGTCACATAGTTCTATAAAGTAAATTAAGGGAACTTTAATGAAGCTTAATTAAAGTAGTTTTAATATAAGTTATTATTTTTACTATAAGGTTAATCTTACTTAGTTGTATTAACTTCCTAGGCCTCTTGTGTCCTATATAGTACTTTAGTTAACTACTTAGATTCATCCCTAGTGATCTTCATAGAATATTATAACTATCCACACTCTATCAGACTTTTAAGCATTTGTCAAGCTTTTTCTTCAATTATTTTAATTTATTTTATCCAGACACCCATCTTAGTGTCTACCTACTTCATAGCCCCTTGTGGGCACTTTAGAGACTCTCACAAGACACTATGTCAGCCCTCCTGTGTCCAGATTCCTGCCCAGTTTATTACATTTTCCATATACCTGACCTGTCCCCAATTTATCTGTAGCTAACTTCTTTGATTTTATTGTATTTTTTGTTATCTGTAGTCTTCTTCTTTATTAGTTCTTTTTGTGTACTTTAGAGGCTCCCACAAAAGTAACTCAATAGTGTTACCCCCTCCCCCCATGTTAGTAAGCACTCACTCAGAAGTTACTCACAAGTTATCCACAGATGACCGAAGTTAACAGAAGTTATCAACATATGCACAAGTTGTTCATAAGTTATCCACAGGTTGTACACATGAGGGTCTATGTAGCACCTAAAATGAATACTTTTGAGTCAAAGGTAAACACCTAGGACTATAGTTATCCACAGAGGCCTGTTAGTAACCTGTTAGTAACTACCTAGTTATCCACAGAGTAACCAACTTGGTGCACTGATGTGCTCTAATGTGGTGCACCATGCACTAAAATGAACCATAATGGTGCATCAGTAATGAATACCAAAGGTTACAGTTTACACTGGTTGTAGGTCTACTGGTTACAATGTCAACTACAATGTAATACTCAGGTATTAATAAATTCACACTGGCACGGTGCTTGCAATATATCTGGCATGGCACAGTCGCCATTGAACCAGTGAGGTACACACCATGAATCAGACAGCAGTCACCATCCTTCAGACAGTCGTCCAGTACGGCTCAGACACCATCCTGATGCACGAGAAGCGCAAGGTCGAGGCAGTCGCCACGCTCAAGTCACTCGGGCTCGTCACAGTCACTGAGAAGGCCTTCCAAGACGTCCCACGTCTGGTGGTCACGATCAAGTCACCAGTAGTCGTCATCTGAAACTACAGGAGCACATCATCATGGAAACCAAATCAGCAAAGTTCACCTACCACGGCAACCACATCATCACCTACACCAAAACACCCGATGGTTGTACAGTCACCTGTGACACCTGTTCATTGCCTCGCGCAACTGTCAACGCCATTCAATTCATGGTAGGTAACAGTGTGCACACATTGGTGCTTGATGGTGCAGAGATCAAGAGGGCTTAACCATGAAACCACAAATTTACGATCAAGTAATCTACGCTTTGGGCTTTGTTGCCCTTATCATTGTGTGGATGACAGCCTGATGTAGAATATCACTTATAAAGCCTCAATACGGGGCTTTATGGGGGCTATTTTGCCCATTCATTACTAATCAAGGACAGATTATCATGCAAACATCGTTTAAACAATGGCTTAAAGACACTTACGACCGTGGAGAACTGCAGGAAATTGCAGAGCACGGATGCGCCTCAGGTGTCGCTGGCGGGATGATCTATTACAGTGAGACTTGCGCACTGTATGACAAACACGCTGAAGAACTTCACAATGTGATCTGGCAATATGAACAGGACACAGGGGTTTTGCCTGAATACATCATCAAGCATTTAGGGGATCTTACAGGGTTTAAAAATGCTATGGTATGGTTTGTCGCTGAGGTTTACGCTCAGGAAATGACAAATATTGACGAAGTGGAGGCTTAATCATGTCTACAAATGGATACTTTGCAACCATTCCCGTGCGATTCTTTGTCGTTGACTATGACGCCGATGACGATGCTATGCAATGGGACTTAAAAGAAGTCAACGAGCACGAATTCTTAGCATCAGAGGGTAATATTACCTATGAACGACACACTGTAAGAGAAAACGGTGCGTCACAGATTGTATTAACTAAGGGGTTTTTCGATGAAGTCTAAACTAGAATTTCATGAACTTGAGCGCATGGCATGGAGGGATAACAACCCTTTACATTCTGAGCTTGTTGCTATGCGTGAAGAACTGTTACACTTTCTGAGGATAGCTAACAGCGTAGCGTCTAGGTATGATTGTGTCGTTAACAATGCCTTTGAAGCTGACGATTTCGCATCAGTGGCATTGTGGGCTACCTTTATCAACCATATTGATTCCCTTGAAAGGGATTTAGGAGAGGAATTGTAATGAAAACTTTACTCGCAAACATCAACAAAGCCATTAGAGACAATGAAACCGTTACCATTGGTGGCGGTACTTTTGAAGCGCATGAGCTATATAAAATCATTCAACTATACAATGCGGCTCAATTGGCTGAAGATGCCCTATTGTTTGACTATGGCGGTGAACCTCTGCCTTCACTTGAAAAAGAAGCCTTAGATGCTTTACGGGGTGTTTTATGACTTTAGTATTAATCTTCTACACCATCGACGTATTGATTGAAAGGGATTTATGGTGACATGTCCTAAATGTGGGTCTAATGACGTAGACCACGCAACTATTGGCCTGCCTGACGCTATGCAGTGCCTAGATTGTGGGTATTTATTCCCTCAGGTTATGTCATTGTTTCCTAAGGTTATCAAAACTGAAAGTAATTGGCCTTTCCCTGATTTGCTTAGACCTAAAAAGTTAAACGATCAACTACCGCCTAAATACAATCCTGCAAATGACGATGATGCTATGATGTAGGAATGTGTCTAGAATCGATTTAAACACCCCTTCTAGGGGCCAATCAACCATTGCCAATAGCGGCAGAAGGGTAGGAACGGAAAATTCATTGTATCGCTTGTGATAGATTGTTATCAGAATTTGAAGCAACAAGGAAAAATGCTATGACGATGGACTACATCGACCTATGCAAGGTTTGTTTTGAAGATGTTAAGGGGTTATTCCCTGTGATTGAACGGAAAGACCTAGTAACTGAGTCGGATTTAGACCCATGTGAGCAGGATTTGGAGTTAGAATCTGAGAAGTTGGACACAGGGGGCTTAGAGGAGTACTATAAAGATACTTATATAGTATCTAATGACTCCTATGATGTTTCATAGACGATACATAGAAGTAAAATACACTATTAAAGATACCTTAAATACTTATGTCATTAAAGAACTTTAAAGAGGAAACCTATGCTAAAAGTTGAAATTGACTATGACAGTGGATTGTCTATATTTGGTGTTGTCTTAAAACAACAGTACCTTGATTTGTCCCCTACTTATGTGGGTTCACCTCTGTTTTCTATGGACAAAGAGGAAAATAAGAGGGAGTATCAACGATACAAAGAAGCCTTTAAGTTGGTAGCTGAATACAATGGTATTAATTTAAGAAAAGGTAAACAAAAATGACACCGACACCTAAACTACGCTTTGTTGAGCGACACATCCAAGTAGGCGCAGAAACTACAGCACCAATCGCCACGAGGGTTCGCATCCTTCAGCAATGGTGGGCAGCTCAAGGCGCATCAGATAACGAAGTCAAGTATGAATTAAACGGCGAATGGCGTGATGTACCTTTGGAGAAAGAACTATGAAAGTTAGAATTATACAAAAACCTGAGTACATGGTTCTTTGCTCAGTTCAGGTTAAAAGGTGGTGGTTTTCTCCTTGGGTAGAGGTGTGCTCAGGGGATTTGAAAGAATGTACTAAGTATTATGACAATTTAATGACACATGGGGAAGTTTTTACCATTCACAAAGAAGGAGAAACAGCAAAATGAATGAATATGGTGCAACAGACAAAGAGGTAGACGATTGGGTATTCAAAGAGGAAGCCCATTATCACCACACGATCAACGATGTAGCTGAGTTAATCTCTGTCTACGGGTGGAATCAAGTACTTAAGGACATCATTGACGCAGAGGTAAAGCTATGAGCAGTGTTAAAGCAGTGACCTCTGATCTTAAGTTTGAGGCTAAAATTGCTTCGTTTTACGAACTGAGCACAGAGGCCAAGAATGAACTTATTGAAGAACTATCAAAAACCATTCACAACATAGGTAAAAAACATGATTTTCTTACTTGGCGTGTGATGTTAGTTATGGAGAAAGATACATGATTATGTCTTTGTGTATTTTTGTATTAACTTTGTTGAAAGTGAGTCTTAAATGACGAAGGAATGTAAATGAAGGCTATTATTGAATATGATCTCTTCAACGCACAAGATGCTCACGCATATAAGTGCTCACAGAAGGCCGTAGAAGCCTTTTACACGCTTGAAACCTTGATGGATGACCTAGAGGTATTCCTAGCTAACAAAACCACCTCAGAAGCCTGTTTATTGGACATTCAAAGGGTGTTACTTCAATGGCGAAAGTCAAATCATGTTTAACATTTATCACTATGGATAAATTCAAACCTGCCCTTGGTTGGCGTAAAAGGAGAAAAATTATGAGCAAGTCAGACGGCGGTAAAGGTTCAATCCCTCGCCCTTTTAGCGTATCCCAAGCTGAGTATGATGCTCGATGGGATGCTATTTTCAGTAGAGACTTAAAAGATGACCCGCAGGACTTGTCCGAGGACACCGAGCAAAGCGAGGAAGAAGATGATTCTTTGAAGTGCCTACGTTGTGGTGGTGTTGATACAATGTATGTAGCACCTAACGGGATGTATCGTGTATGTGACCAATGTGGTAACGCTGAAAGGATTCTTCACGATGATCCAGACTTCTAATGTCAAGATTGCCTCTAAATTCTTGAAACACATACCATGTGAAGCCTGTGGTTCCTCAGACGGGAACAGTCTTTACGATGACGGGCATACCTACTGCCATGTGTGTCAGACTTACAACTCAGGTGAAGAACCATCTTACAAATCAGAAGTTAAACCTTCGATTAGCACACAAAAAACGAAAGAAGTTAATATGACAGTCAAAGGTGAGATTAAGGCTATCCCTGACAGGGGGATTACACAGCAGACCTGTGAGGCCTATGGTGTACGACAGGATGCAACAAAGCATTACTACCCTTACTTTGACCAAGATGGTAAGGAGGTAGCTGCTAAGGTAAGGCACGTAGAACTCAAGAACTTTAATGTTGAAGGTAGCTGGTCACAAGCGGCCTTATTCGGTCAACAGCTATTCGCTAAGGGTGGTAAGTACATCACCCTCTGTGAAGGCGAATTAGACGCTCTAGCGGCCTATCAGATGACAGGTAGCAAGTGGCCTGTAGTGTCTATCCGTAATGGTGCTTCAGCTGCATTGAAGGACTGTAAGGCTAACTACGAATACCTAGATAGCTTTGCGGAGATTGTTATCTGTTTCGACGCAGATGATGCAGGGATTAAGGCTTCCAATGAAGTAGCTGAACTCTTCGGTAGCAAATGTAAGATTGTTAAACATTTAAAGGACTTCAAAGATGCTTGCGACTATCTCCGTAACGGACGAACAACTGAATTTGTTAATCAATGGTGGAGAGCTGAAACTTATGTGCCCGATGGAATTGTGGCAGCGTCTTCCCTATGGTCAACAGTCAATACTCCGGAACCAGCAGCTGAGGCTTTCTATCCATTCAAAGGACTCAATGACCTCCTCTATGGACTCAGAAAAGCAGAGCTTATCACAGTCACTGCTGGATCGGGCCTCGGTAAGAGCCAGTTCTTACGAGAAATCCTCTTCAACATCCTCAACACAACAAAGTGGAACATCGGAGGAATGTTTCTGGAGGAATCGGTACGAAAGACTGCTAGAAGTGTTATGTCTCTCCATGCAAATAAAAAGCTGCACCTGCCAGACACCCCAGTTTCAGAACAAGAACTGAAGGAGGCCTTCGATGCTACTCTTGGTACTGACCGTATTTTTCTTTTCGATCATTTCGGCTCCCTTGCTCTTGATAATGTTCTCAATCGTATACGATACATGGCCAAGGCTTGCGATTGCCGTGTCGTTTTCTTGGATCATATTAGCTTGCTTGTCTCTGGTATGGATGGGAATGATGATAGGAAAGCTATTGATGTCTTGATGACTAAGCTACGCACTATGGTTCAAGAGTTAGAGATTACGCTTATCTGTGTATCTCACCTCAAACGCCCTAACAGCGACAAAGGCCACGAAGATGGTCAGGCAGTGTCTTTGTCTCAACTGAGAGGCTCAGGCGCTATCGCTCAGTTGTCTGATGCTGTGATTACCTTAGAGCGTAACTCAATGAGTCCTGATGCTAGTGTACGACATACAACTAAAGTAGCAGTTGCTAAGAATAGATACAATGGTCTAACTGGCCCTGCTTGCTCGTTGAAGTATGACTTAGATACTGGTAGAATGTATGAAGTCACGATGGAGGATCTATGATTGAAATGCTCATTGTAGGTAGCACAGGCATTGGCTACGCTGTAGTTGGTGTACTCCAAGGCCTCAAAGGGGAATACAGTAACATGGCTATCTGGCTAGGTTACTCTATTGCACAAGTTGGACTCTTTTTGAATTTAAAGTAACATCATGTATAAAACAGTCTTAGCACCTAACGCACCTTGGTACAAGCCACCAGAGCCGCCAAAGCCACCAGAGAAGAGAACC